GGCTCCTATTTTGTCTGGACGATCCGGCGTACCGCGCCTTCGATGCAGTCAAGGCAGATGCACTCTTTGTCGTGAAGGCGTGACCCATATCCGTGTTTGGTCAGCAGGGCCTTCATAGCCTTGAACCGCTTGATGGCCGGATCGGTGCGCAGCACTTCCGCCTCGAATTGCGTGTCTCTGGTCTTTGCTGTTAGTCGCCCCATGTTTGGCTCCTACTTCTTCTTGGTCTTGCGCTTTTCGAGGCGCTTGCATTCAGGGCACCGGTTCCACCACATGATTGGCTCCTTTATGCTGCTGCGTCGAAGCGGGCGATTACTTCCGCCGACACGACGCCAGATTTCTTGCCGCGCGTGGTTTCCACTCGGCACAGGGGCCGGAAGGGCAACCAGTCCGCGCCTTCATTCTCGAAAACGTCAACGGTGCCGGGCAGCGTTTTGCACCATGCCCCCAGTCGCACGTAATCAATGCCAGCGAACGGATACCGCGAACCGGCTTCATTGTTGTAAGGCGGATCAACGTGCCAATGCGCCTCGCGCAGCGGAACGTCCCAATATGGCAGGTTGTCCACCGTCCAAAGCGAAATGGCGGGCTTCTGTGCGATGATGCGCGCCTTGACCGCCGCACCCCAGACTTTGCAATCGTGACTGTCTCGGTATTTCAGATACCATGGGGAAAGCACGGCGCTTGGCTCGGCCCGGCCCTTGCTCACCCAGAAGCGCACCAGCAACGCAGCTGCGCGCGGAAGTCGCTCAATTTCATCAAAGCTGTTGAAACTGTCAGGGATGGCGCGCACGTCCGCCTCAGAACAGTGGATCAGCCAATCCCACAGGGCGCAAATGTCCGGGCTGACATCATACAGCGCGACGTTGCGCGGAGCGTAGCGCGTCGAATAGGCGGCGCTGCCAGCGAAAGGCTCAATAACAAGGCCACGGCGCGGTGCGCCCGCGTACTTCGCAACCGTGTATTTCGCGCCGTAGTATGAAAAGAAGGGCCTCATCCGCGCACCATGTTGATGATGGTGCCAACTGCGAAGCAGACAGAGCCAGCCAGGTAGAACCAATTCGCCATGCTAATTCGCCTTATTCCTACAAAGGTTGAAGAACGCCGCCGCAGTCGGGGCAGCGGTTGTGAGATTCGGCCAATTTTCCGGTGTCGATATGCTGGCCGCTGGCGTCCACGCAGCCGTCACAGTTCTGGCAGCGGGTGAAGAAGCATTGCTCCGCGCGGGCGCACCAGCACTTGCCGGCCTGACATTGCTGCGCCGGAACATCGCGGCGTAGGCGCACATACAGCCACGCCCTTACCTCGATGAAGGCCCGCTTCGTGCGATAGGTCAGCCAGCGCATTGCCCCTCCTATGCCTTCAGCTTCGCAATGGCGGCTTCTACAAGCGGCTGTTCCAAATCAAGGTCCGCAAGTTTCTGTTCCGCGTTCGCCAAATTGGCCCGCGCAATGCCGCGCTCCGACTTGATGACCACCCTGAAGAACGGATATGTGGCAATGCCTATGTCAGCGAACGGCTTCAACGCCGCCAGCAACTCAGCCTCTAACGGTGTCAGTTCGCGGGTGGTCATGGGGTTATTTCTCTCCAAGGAAACGTTTTTGCGTACACAGGAATTTTTACTGCGTACTTGTTCCCGTGGTGGTCCACGCGCCAATCGTCGTCGTACCCCACAGGGTCTTTTGCAGCACTTACCGTCTCCGGTAGTGGTTCATCGCCTTCGTTTTGTGGCTCGCTGGCGGCGTAAATCTCGCCGTCATCGCCCTTGAACGGATAACAAATACCATTTGTATGGTCGACAGAGTGCCGATGCGTGATTGGGGCGCTGCAAAAACCGCACGTAGTAGGGTCTGTCCCCCAGCAGTCAACGCTGGTGTAATGGCCGTTGGCGCACAAAAACTCAGTGTGGCCTTCGTAGCTCATCACTTTCCCCCTTCTGAACGGGCGCGGAGCATGGCGTCGGCGTATTTGTAAGCATCGCCTGAGGCAAGCTGCATAGTGTTTTCGTTAATTTGACCGAACTGGCCGATCATCGCGGGCATCGCCGCCGCTGCGAAGTAATCACGCAGGGACATGCCGTAACCGTGGGAATGCACCATCTGAGGATCACCATACGGGTTGCTCTCGGCAGGGAGCGGAAAAGCAGGCCCGCCATCTTCAACGCGCTTCCCTGCACCTTCTGCGGTATCGGTGGTCATGTCTCAAATCTCCTTGTCCATATATTGTAGCCTTCTGGCGGTTTTCTGAATCCGCGACCCTTGGGCTTTAGGCCCAGATGCTTGGCCCTGATACGCGCGACCTTGGATTTCTCGGCAACGTCCTGAGCGGTCTTTTCCCGATGCTTTGAGCGAAGGGCTGGGAACAGGTTTGACTCCCGATGCTCGCCGCCGTTGCACAAGGCTATCTTGTGGTCCAAGTCCCAAGCGTCGGACGGAGTGATCTTGCGACCCGACAGATGGCATATCCCACCCTCACGCTCGAAGATGCGCAGCCTTACGCGGGCTGGCACCTTGGCGTCGTGGGTTGCTCCAATCCATTCGGGGACGGTTCTGGTCACTTCACGGCCTCCGGTTCCTCAAGCAAATCCTTGATCGCCTCCAATACGTCAGGCCGCGCTATGCCCCAGTCCAATTCAATTACGTCTAGGCACTTGTCGAAGAACTTGGAGAAGTCCGTCTGGTCCATCTTCGCAAAGCTGATCGACAGCGGCATAAGCTCGACGCCGCGCTTGGTGCGTATCTCCCGGCAATGTCCCGTCCGCAGCTTCAGGACATGGGCTACAGCATCTCCGTCAGAACCAATGGCGTCTCCAATGCGGTGGCAGAGCGTCCAGAAAAGGCGGTGGTGCTTGCTGTTCCGTGGCTGGCGTACTTCCGCAAACAAGGGCTTGCCGTGAGGCAACTTGGTAAGCAGCTCTGCGCTTTCCCTGCCAAATGGCCGGAGCGACATGCCTTCACGGATTAGCCAGGCTTCCAAAGATTGGCTCCTTAAAACGGGATTTCATCGTCCATCTGCTGCCCGGCAGGCTTCTCGCCTTTGCCATCAAGCAGGACTAGATCGCCCTTGAACTTTTGCAGGACGACCTCAGTGGAATACTTCTCCGCGCCGTCCTTGTCGGTCCATTTGCGCGTCTGTAGCGAACCTTCCACATAGACATGCGAGCCCTTGCGGACGTACTGCTCTGCGACCTTGGCGATATGCTCGTTGAAGATCACGACGCGGTGCCATTCCGTCTTTTCCTTGCGCTCGCCGCTGGCCCTGTCCTTCCATGTCTCGGAAGTGGCGACGGAAAGCGTTACAACGGGTTCGCCATTGGTCATGCGGCGGATTTCAGGGTCTTTGCCGCAGCGCCCCACCAGGATTACCTTATTGACTGAGCCACTCATGCTGCCGCGCTCCTGTTGATTTCGACAAGTTGCTTCTGAAATGCTTGAACAAGCTCGCCATAAAGTTCAGGCGATTTTGTCTTGAGACGATCAAGCGTGCCGCCTGCGTCGGGGTCACTGATAGAGCCGCGACCAGCAACGTTCTCAAGCCATGTATAAGTGGCCGGTAGCGTCTTGCAGGATGCGATCAATTCCTTCTGGCGCGCGACCCAATTTGCGGTCTGGCCGTCATCGTCGTCATATCGTACCGGCTTTTTCTTCGGCTCAGGATCGGGCTGGCGCGGCGGGGGCGTCTGGCGTGTGCCAACACCACTGGCCGCATTGCCGTCATCGTCATCGTCCGCGATCACGCCCAGCATTGCGCACATGGCGTAGCGCCGGGCATAGGTTATGGCCGAGCCGTAGCCCTGGGGGTCTTTCTTGATTGGAACAAGCGGATAGCGCCCCGCCATCTTTTCGCCGCTTGAATGGAGCAGGATGGTTTCGAGGTACATGGTTTCGCCCTCGAATTGCGGCATCTGGATTATTGCAAACCCGTGCGTCTTGAGGGGCTCCTTGACTGCCTCCCAGACCGCGCCGAGATCGGCATACTTCGAAGCCTTGCCGTCGCGCTTGAACGCCTCGTTCTTTGCGTCCTTCACGGCGGGCTTAATGTCAGCCTGCAAAGCGACAAACGCCTCCGCAAACGTGCCCGGCGCAATCTTAGTTTGTGCGTTCATGATGTTCTTCCCACTTGCTGTCATCAAAGGCGATCTCGCCAACCTCAAAGAGGCACTCCTCGCACAGCCTGTCCATGCCGGGCTGAAGCGGCCAGCCGCAGCCTTCACAGGCCGGGCAATCCCCTTCGTGGCGTAGGCGGTGGCAGTCAACGCATTGCATTGGGTGCCTCCTAACAATTGCTGCAATAGAGCAACCGCCCCGCATGGGTTAGTTGCCAACCTTTGACCGTGACGGCGCTCCAGCCTGTGCCGAACTTCCGCTCCATAGGCTCAAGCAGCCCTTCGTCAGCCAACTTTTGAAAGACAGCGGCCTTGGACTGGAAAGGAAGATGGCCGTTGATTTCAGCCGCAAATACCTTCTCAAGAGCGTTCATGCGACCTTTAGTTGGCATAGGCATCACATCGCCCCCAAAGCAGCGTGGAACACAGTCCAAAGACCAATCGAAAACGGCACCAAGGCTAGTCCCCATATAAACCCCGTCAGCATCAATCGCCCGTAACCCTGATAAGGCGCGGCGCGTTCTTCCCATTCTAGGAGTTGGGAATAGATGGATTGCTGGCGCTGGAAACGGGCTTCTGGCCGTGCTGCGCTGGATATGATGACGGGCATTAGCGGCCCTCCGCTTTGGCGATGGCGGCGAGCGCCTTTTCGTGTGCGGCCACATGAGCCGCTTTGTAAACGCTCCGTGATTGCGCAGGCAGGTAATGCAAGCACGTTTTCAACGCCGCCAACAAATCCGGCGCGGCGGCTATAAGGCGGGCGTTGGCTTCTACTTCCGGGTCGCGCAATGGCGAACCGGCGCTTTCGCTTTGGCCCATAAGGAGCCCGCGCGCGTCGCGGATATTCCAAGGCCCCGGCGTGTGTTTTGCTTCAGATGACATTGGCGTTGCGCTCCTGCTGAATGTGGCGAGCATGGCCGCGAATGTCGGCATCAATCTCGGCCTCAATGTCTTGGAGGCGTGTCGGGCTGATGTAACGCTGCACAAAGGCGGGCCATTCATCGCTGGCGGGGTCGAAGGTGTCGGCCAGCTTGTTCAGCCAAGCCTCAGCGATCTGGCGGGACACGTTGCGGAAGTACCCGCACTCCTCAGAAGCCTCGAAAATCGCCTCTGCATCTTCGTTCTGCTCAAGGAGGGCGATGGCATCGGCTTCGGTGCGATCCTTGCCAAAAGGAAGATCATCACACTCAGCAAAGTAGGTTGTCGTCTTGCTGGGAAGCTGGACGAAGTATGTGCGGCCTATCTGGGCTAGGGCTGTCTGCGCCATGTCTCTCTCCTATGCCTTAACCAGCTTGCCGCCAGATGCGCGATACGCCGTGTCGGGCTCCAAGCCGTCCTTGCCAATGCAGCCCGTGGCAAAGCCGACGCACTTTCCATAGGCGTCAAACTCGGCCAGGGAAATCCAAGTGCCATCCTTGCCGCTGACAGTCGTGCCGTTACCGGCAGACGCTATGACCGCATTAGCGCCTTCGGACACGATCCGGGCGCAGTAGCCGCTGCTGCCGATCTGGGCGTAGTCGCCGCTGCTGCCGATCCGGGCGTAGTCGCCGCTGCTGCCGATCTGGGCGTAGTCGCCGCTGCTGCCGATCCGGGCGCAGTCGCCGCTGCTGCCGATCCGGGCGTAGTTGCCGCTGCTGCCGATCTGGGCGTAGTCGCCGCTGCTGCCAATCCGGGCGTAGTTGCCGCTGCTGCCGATCTGGGCGTAGTTGCCGCTGCTGCCGATCCGGGCGTAGTTGCCGCTGCTGCCGATCCGGGCGTAGTCGCCGCTGCTGCCGATCCGGGCGCAGTCGCCGCTGCTGCCGATCTGGGCGTAGTTGCCACCATTGTCATTCAGAACTTCAGCGCCCGTCTTAGTGGCAGCCTTCAGCTTGGTATAGTCGATCAGGAAATTGACGGCCTTGCCAATAAATTCCGGCAGCGTCAGTTCGGCCTTGAGAGTGATTTCAGCCGACGCGATTTTGCTGTCATCAGCATGGCGGGAAATCTGGCCGCCCATTTCGACAACGGCCCAGCGGTACAACTTCCCGGCATCGTTGACGATGGGATAGTATGACCAAACATCGAGCGGGTTTTCGCAGGCGTGAAATCCGTTCTCACACGCTTTGATCTCGCCCGACACAGTATAAGTCTTGCCGACCTCGAACTTATGCCCAAGGCACGACAGGTCAGGATCAAAGCCCTTGACCGCAATAACCGGCTTACCCTCGTCAGCCATGTCTCTCTCCTGCTGTAAATCAGCGTCGGGGAGGAATATAAGGCGCATGTATTGAGCGGTCAACACAAAAATAAGGGGCGCAGATAAATATTTTAGCCGCCAAACACGCGAAAAAGCAATTTAATTACAAAGCTTTAGCCAAAATGGCAACCTTGGCGCGGAAGGCTATTGCCAAATAATAGGCAATTCGGATATACATTTCTGCCATGAGCACACTCCGCGCATGGCGAAAAGCCCAAAATCCCAAAATCAGCCAGACTGAGCTGGCCAAAATGCTTGGCACGAAGCAGCCTCATATCAGCGACGTTGAGCGCGATGAGGACCGTGTCGGGCTTGAATTTGCGGCCAGAGTTTTTTCCGTTACTGGCGTGCGAATCGGCAAAATGAAGGACATGAACGATCCTGGGATACAGGAGATAGCCCGCATGGTAACTGCGGCGTAACAAAATCGGGAGGGACCATGAGGCCCGGTAAGCACGAATCGTCAGTCTTGGAGCGTTTCGATCAGCGCGTTACGCACCTTTACCAAACCCAGCTTTGGTCAACCTATCGGGTTGCGACAATCCTTGGGTGTACGCAGGGCAAGGTTGCCCGATCCCTGCGCCGGACAAACACCAAGCGCCGCACATATTCCGAAGCCAAATTGCTGCTGAGTATGCAGTGATGCCCATATCCACGGAAGGCCGTTTGGAACTTTTGGGTTTGCGCGAAATCGCTGCGGCCATGAACCTCTCATATGCCGATGTTGTCTGGCAGCGCCGGGAAGCCGAAAACCCGCGTGAGGCAAAATCCACTGGCGCGTGGCCTTACAGGCCAGCTTCATCGCTTCCAAGCAACGTGACGCCTATTAGCAAGGGGAGCCGCAAGTGACCCTCCACCTGCACAAGATCAAGCGCAAATATTCTGATCCTCATGCCGAGGCCAAGCGCATCATGACCGCGCGTCTTAAGCAGGAGCTTATGCAGGAAAACAAACAGGACCAGGACAGCCAGACCCGCCGCTGGTGGCTGGATAATCACTAGGAGGAATTTATGCGCTCATTTCCGCGTAGGCATCAATTAGATGAGCCAATTACCCTTAAGCAGGCATTAGGCGGTTTGTTTTTTTGCTTACTTGGATTGGGCGCAATTTTGGCTGTCGTTGCTTGGTGATGCAGTCATGACCAAGTACCGCGCCGTCAAGACTGTCGTAGACGGGATTGAGTTCGCCTCAAAAAAAGAAGCCGCGCGTTACGGCCAGTTAAAGCTGCTGGCTAAGCAGAACGAAATTCAAAACCTTGAGCTGCAGCCAAAGTTTCCGATTTTCATAAACGGCAAGCGCGTTTTCGAGTACCGCGCAGATTTTGCTTACTTTGATGGCAAGCGCCGCGTTGTTGAAGACGTGAAGGGTTACAAAACGCAGGTTTACAAGCTCAAGGCCAAGGCTGCTGAGGCATATTACAATATTCAGATCATGGAAATTTGAAGCAAAACATGCTGGATCGTTTTGGCCGCGTTATTCGCATTGGTTGGTCTGAGCATGAATTGCTTTGGGTTGAGGCCGCAAACACGTTAGAACGCCCGTTATTGTATGCAGCATTACGCGATATAGCGGACATGACGGGCAGGAGTTATGCCGCCGTTCTTGCCAAGGCTAAGTACATGCGATACGCGGCGAAAGAAGCTGGGTTACAAAAACAAAGAAAAGCGGATCAGGATCTTTTGTTTGTCCCTGTTCCTGCATTGCAGGGACCATCGAAAGAGCTTCTCATGTCTGGGAGAGCGTATGTTGGCAAATCTCCCATTCATGCTACGACTGCCCACTAGACAAACACCACGCCACGACATAGCATAGTGAAGCTTTCATAGCGTCCTGGGGTTGCCCAGCTTTAGGCTGATTGAGTGACCAGATGCCTAGAAAGCATGAGAGCCGGTATCCTTGGCGGGACCCGGCTCTTGAGGTTGTAGACGGCAACCCCTAATGCTGTGCAGCGGTTCAATATATACCGCCCATAGCGTTTCAGGGCAACCCCTTCCCCCTCTAATAGTTTCCCGCCAGTAGCGCGCCAGCGCCCGAATACTGGCTTGTTGCCGGGGGTCTTTTTCCCAGAAATGGGACTTTCCGCCCCTACTGTTGGTCCCGTGACCGCAGGATATACGCTCAGACAACCCCCGAGCCCGTTAAATCGGGAGGGGAGCGGCTAGTCCCCGATACAGGACGGGCGGTAAACGGCAACTTGATAGCGGGGTTTAGGCTTGTGAATGAGCAAATTCTGTTTCTCAAGCCTATTCGTGACCAAGAAGCTTCCTCGGGCAAGCTCGTGCCCAGCAGGGGAGTTTCTTGGAAAGGGAAAGCATGTCTGAACGTAACGTGAGGAGGGAAAGGATAATTAAATGGTTCGCGTGTATGAATTGTTCCCTCGCCTTCAATGCGCACCTAACGGCGATAGGTTCCCTGATTTTTATTCCGCCTATCCACGCCGCATAGCGAAGGCAGAAGCTGAAAAGGCCTGGATTCAAGCGATGTTGCAGAACCACGATCCAGCCGTTATTATACAAGGCGCTAAATGCTTCGCTGAATTGTGCAGACGCGAAGGCACCGAACCTAAATTCATTCCGCACCCCGCCACATGGCTCAGGGGGCGTCGCTGGGAAGATGATGGCCTCGAAGCATACATTCCGCCTACCCAGCAAGAAATCGAAGACGCCAAAGATCGCGCAGACCGCCTCCTCAAACGCGGCAAATACGCACCCCAATACAAATAACGCCTATCACCACCATCTAAGCCTGCGTTATCCACAGGCATTGTTTCACGTGAAACATAACGCGAACATCATAACGCAGCGTTACTACACCGTTACTGTTAATCCCTAGTGTGTAGATAGAAATTAGATGGCTAAGGGCAAAAAAACTGGCGGCAGGACCAAGGGGACACCTAACAAGGCTCCCACGCTTCGTATGATGGTTCTGGAAGCCCTCGAAGGGGTAGGGGGTGTGTCCTACCTTCAGGCGCAGGCAATCGCCAATCCTGGGCCATTTATGAGCCTCCTAGGACGTATCCTTGGACCGCAGGCAGCGCTGGCAGAAAACGCCACTGGCGGCATCAGCGTTAGCTTCGTGCTGCAGAACGCACCCACACAGGGACGGATCATAGACGTTACGCCGCGATTTCAGATCAGCGGAGACGACAACGCATCACCATCAACATCAACCAGAGGAGATTACATTGAAGCCCGCGACTGACGTTATGACTGCGCCACAAGGCGCACCGATCCCTCGCAGAGCCGAAGACGCATCAACAGAAAGCCCGGTTGACCGCGCCAAAAGGCTGAACCGTGAAAGGCAGGCCCGCTGGCGCGAGAGGCAGAGGGGCAAGAAAGATTGACCCATCCAGGCGTAATGGCTTGGGCCGTGTTGATGGGCTTTCTGGCGTTCAGACAGCTCATCAACAATGATGACGCCGGAGGGATGATTAGTGCTTGCCTGTGCGCCGCTTGCGTGTGGTGGGCATTTTACTGATTTGGCATGACCAAAACGATCAAGTACTCGTATGATGGCGTTCCGACTATCCGCGAATTTGCGGCGTCGAACGCTTTCCTGCGGGCGTTACTAGGACCGTTTGCCTGCCTTCCGCCTGAGACCGAGTTTTTGACGCCGACCGGCTGGAAGCGCATGAGCGATTATCAGCCCGGGGATTTGGTCGCTCAATGGACGCCAGATGGCGTGGCACAATTTGTTGCCCCCCAAGCATACATAAAACAACCATCACGCGGCTTTATCAGGTTTGAAAGCGGTAGGCTCGTAATGGAGCTGTCTCCGAACCATCGGGTGCCGCATTACAACTGGGATGGCCAATTTCAGGTTAAGACTGCAGCGCAGATCGCGGCCAAAATATCCCGGCGCAAGATTCCCACCACGTTCAATATCGGCGGTATGCATGGGTTGGACATGTCAGATGACATGATCCGATTTGCGGTGATGATGCACGCTGACGGATACTACCCGGCTAGGGGCAAAAGGGCATGTATAACCGTCAGGAAAGAACGCAAGAAAGCCCGCATACGCATGTTATTAAGCTTGCTGGGGGTAGCGTACAGAGAGCATGTTCTGCCTGCGCGGCCCACAGAAACCAGATTTTCCTTTGTGCCGCCATACATTGGCAAGAGATTTGATGACAAGTGGTGGACCGCTACGCCCCACCAACTATCTATTGTTCTTGACGAAATCAGTTATTGGGATGGCCTCTACGGGTATGAAGAGACCAGATATTTCAGCGCGCACCAGCAAGACGCTGATTTTATTCAGTACGCAGCACACGCTTGTGGTCGGCGCGCTTGCATAATCGTCAAGGAATACCCAGACAAGCCAAACTGGAAGCCGACTTATATCGTCCAGATCAGGCCGCTCAATAGCTATAAAAACACGGCTACGTTACGCGGCGAAACCATTATCACCCGCACCGAAAGTTCTGATGGCAACCAATACTGCTTCACAGTTCCGAGCGGGTTCTTCGTGGTTCGCCATGAAGGAAGCATTTTCGTAACGGGAAATTCCGGCAAGTCCTCTGGCTGCGTTATTGAGTTTGTGCGCCGGGCTCAGGCACAAAAGCCGGGGCCTGACGGCATAAGGCGGACGCGGTGGGCAGCCATCCGTAACACCTTCCGCCAGTTGGACGACACCACCATCAGGACGGTGTTCCAATGGCTACCGCCTGAGTATTTCGGGAAGTACTACGTCAACGATCATCGTTACGTCATCAAGGCTTTCGAGGGATGCGAGTTTGAAATCCTGTTTCGCGCCCTTGATCGGCCCGATGACGTAAAGAACCTGCTTTCGCTGGAACTGACCGGCGCATGGGTCAACGAAGCCAGAGAAATACCATGGTCGATCATCGATGCATTATGCGGGCGCGTGGGCCGTTACCCTGCGATGGTCGATGGCGGTCCCACATGGCATGGGGTCTGGCTTGATACCAACCCGCCCGACGCGGACAGCAAGTTCTACAAGTTCTTTGAAGAGCGGGACTGGCTAGCCGGTTTCGAGGCCGCGCGGGCATCCGGCAAGCTTCCTCCTGGCGTGAACAAGCCTGAGGACTACGCCCAGATATGGCACCAGCCCAGCGGTCTGTCCGATAGCGCTGAGAACATGAACAACCTAACGCCGGGCTATTACCAGCGCCTAGCGTTAGGTAAATCGCCGGAATGGATCAAAGTTTATGTGGAGGGAAAATATGGCTTCGTCATGGACGGCAAAGCCGTGTACACCGAATACAACGATCAGGTTCATTGCAAGGCGGTAGAGCCGCAGCAGGGGACGGTCTATCGCGGCTGGGACTTTGGCCTAACGCCGGTCTGCACCTTCCACCAGCTTTTGCCGGATGGCCGCTGGCTGATCTTCGATGAGCTGGTGTCCGAGAACATCGACCCCAAAGGCATGGGCATTGATCGCTTCAGCGATAATGTCCTTGACCATTGCGCCCGATCTTTTCCCAGAAACACCGTGTTTGAGGATATTGGCGACCCGGCTGGGCAGCAGCGCGCACAGACAGATGAAAAGACCGTGTTTCAGATTTTGCAGGCCAAGGGGATCGATATTGAACCTGGCGAGCAGACGCTTGCGTTACGACTTGAGGCGGTACGCCGTCCGCTGAACACGTTACGCGGTGGCGAGCCTCAGTTCATTCTGCACCCTCGCTGCAAGATCGCGCGCAAGGGCTTCATGGGCGGTTATCACTATCGCAGGCTCCAAACGAGTGCGGAGCGTTACACAGATCAGCCCGACAAGACGCATCCGATCAGCGACGTGCAAGACAGCATTCAGTATGTCGCTACTAGATTGTTTGGAGATGTGCTAATACGTGGTGCTTCACATGATGAAGCGAGCTGGCCCGGCGTTAGCTACTACACACCAGAGCCCAGCGGCAACACTTCGACGGGATACGGCTGATGGCATTGGCGGAAGTAATTGTTTTGCAGGACAGCAATTTTCGCGACCCTGCTGCAACGTTACGCAAGATTGCCGATGAGATCGACGCCGGAATTTATGGCCCGGTTGGGTGCGCGGGTTTGGTTTTGCTTGGCAACGAATTGCAAGTCTTTGGCATGGGTTATGACAGCGAAACGCCTTCGGTTGGAATGTTGTTACACGCCGGATTCATGCGGCTTTCACGATGCCTTGAGGAGCATAAAGCGTAACGCCATGAATAGGGCTGCAAGGGTCAGAGCTTTAAGGGCGCGCCACTTTCAACATCAAAAGGGGCTTTGCTATTATTGCGGGCAAAAAATGTTGCTAGCAAAAGGGAATGGGAATGGGCCGGAACTGCCAAACCTTTGTACCCTAGAGCATCTGGATGATAATTATTCCGTAGCGCGGCTTTACACAGGAAATCGTCGCACTGTGGCCGCGTGCTATCGCTGCAATAATTTGCAAAATCATTATCGCCAACTTTCACTCCCTAAAGAGGTTTTGTTGGCGCGATCATTTGGAGAAATGGTGCGCGTATGAGCATCAAAGACCTCAACTGCATGATCCATTACGGAGACGGCAACTGGATGCCTGCCCAGCGTCTGGGGTTCATGTTCTACGATCCCGCTGGCAACCAGATTTCCGAGCCTGCTCAATGCAAGGACATGTCGATTGATAAAATCCTGCAGGTCATGGATGGCGTGAAACGCGAAAGGGATCGCGCCGCCGCTCGCAAAAAGGAAGAATTGCAATGAGTAACGCGGGGCTTCTGATCGACACCGATTACGAAGACGACATTCCGGGCGAGCCGGAAGGCGACATTGAGCACCCTCAGGGGGCGCTGAAGGATGAGCCCAAGACGCCGCGCGAAATCCTGGCCAACCTCATCCAGCAGGTGGGTGACATCAACATCGCCCGTAACGTTGATGAGCAGGTGCTGCAGAACCTTGGTCAGATGGTAGTTGATGAATTCAACATCGACGCCAATAGCCGCGCGGAATGGCGCGAGCAGATCGACAAGGCCATGGATATGGCCACGCAGAACGCGCAGGAGAAACAGTTTCCGTGGCCCAAGGCTTCCAACGTTATTTTCCCGATAATCTCTAGTGCCGCGCTTCAGTTTCAGGCGCGCACATATCCCGCGATCATCCAGAACCGTAACGTGGTGAAGGGTGTTGTCTGGGGGGATGACAAGGGCACACCGGCTACGGAAGACGGCACCACTACCGGCAAGCCCATGATGGACCCTGCGACGGGCGGTCCTGTCTGGATTTCCGCGCCGGGTGAAAAGCGCCAGCGGGCTGATCGCATTGGCCAGCACATGAGCTACCAGCTCCTAGAGGAAATGCCGGATTGGGAGCCGCAGACGGATATCCTGCTAGGCCGCATCCCGATTGTGGGCGGCGAGGTTCGCAAGACCTATTACGATCCTGTCGTCAAGCAGGCTAACTCCGTAACGGTCCCGATTATCGATTTGGTCTGGAACTATTACGCGCCCAGCTTTGAAGGCGCGCCGCGACATACTGAAATCGTCCGTCTATATCCCACCGACATTGAAACCCTTGAACGTTCTGAGATGTTCCTGCCGTGCGAGTATGGCCCCGGCAGTGATATTTCCGACGCCACAGCAGGAACCGGCAGTGAGCCCACCCCGACGCCCGCCTCCGACCCAGACGCCCCCCACACCTTCCTTGAGCAACATCGACGCTTCGACCTGGATGGCGACGGATACGCTGAACCCCTGGTGGTCACAGTTCACAAGCAGTCATGCAAAGTGGTCCGCATCACTGCGCGATACGACCAAGACGGCATCGTTACGGATGAAGAAGGCCGAATTGTCAAAATTACCGCAGACGACCATTACACCCTTTATCCGTTTCTCCCGAACCCCAAAAGCGGATCGCACCCCCTAGGCTGGGGCCATCTGGCCAAGCCGCTTAACGAGAGCATTAACACTTCGCTCAACCAGATGTTTGACGCGGCCACGCTGCAAAACACGGGTGGCGGTTTCATTGGCACAAGCCTGAGCCTTCATGCTGGCCCAGTAAACTTTCAGGTTGGCCGTTATGTCCCTGTGAACAACAAGGGCCAGAACATTCGGGATTCCGTTTATACGATCCCGTTCCCCGGCCCATCGCAGGTGTTATTCAACCTGCTAGAGCTATTGCTAGGCGCTGCCAAGGAGATAACGGGCACACAGGACATTCTGGCCGGTGACGCATCGATAGCGAACGCGCCGCCCACAACCGTCTTGGCCCTGATTGAGCAAGGCTCAAAGCTCTATACGTCCATTCACAAGCGCGTTTACCGCGCGATGAAGGCGGAACTGCAGAAACTCTATAAACTTAATAGGCGTTATCTGACAGAAACGTCGCGTTATCGCGTTGGCGATGAATGGCTTGAAGTAACGCCGGATGATTACCGTCTGGGCGGTGGCGTTGAGCCTATTGCTGATCCCACAATGGTAACGGATGCGCAGCGTCTTGGCCGCGCCACGGTCCTGATGACGCTGGCTAACGATCCGCATTGCAATCCAATGGAGATACGCAGGCGTTATCTTGAGTATGCCGGGATCGAGCGTGTGGACGAAATACTTGTGCAGCCAGACCCGGCCATCGGCCAGATTGCGATGGCAAAGGAAATGGCAGAGCTGGGCCGTCTTCGTGCGGCAGAGCAGAAGGACGCCACGCAGGCGTTCCTGAATTTGGCCGAAGCCAGGGCCAAGGCTGCTGCGCCTGAGATCGAATGGATCAACAATCAGCTTGAGGTTCTTCGTCTCAGCATCGAAGCCAATAACACCATCGTCAAAGCCGCCGATGTTGAGCACAAGTCACGAAAATCAATGGCAAATGTGAAGGAAAGCGCCAGTAATGTCGCAAGCACTGCAAGAGCAGGATTACCCGCCCCCGCCGCCGCACCTGCTGGACCTGTCGGAGCAGGAATACCGGCTATGGCTCCATAACCCCATAACGAAAGTTGTGTGGGCGTTCCTGCGTGACAAGCGGGACGACCTTCGCGATCAAGCGTTACACATGCTGTTGTCTAACAGTCTTGAGATGGATACAGCGCGTGAGTTACGCGGGCGCATATGGTGCTTGACGGAATTGCAAGACCTACCACTTGTTGCTATCAAATCATTCTACGGCGTGAGCGCGCCGGAAAAAGAAAAGGCAGAAGATAACGCATGAGCCTAGGTGATACGTCTGCCGCTGATCCCAGCGGGAATCTTTCGTCTCGCGTTGTCCCCCGTATGCAAGGGGATTTTGTCACCGCCGAATGGGCGGGCAAAAACACTTCCGGCATTGAGCCGATTGGAAAGAACGTCCTTGTCCGCATGGACACGTTTGTTTCCAAGTTTGCCGATGGCAAGCTCACATTTCTGGACGCTCAGGTTGAGCGCATGAACCTTGGCGCGGAGTCGGGCACGATTTACGCGGTGGGCGATCAGGCATTTATCCACAACTACGATCACACGCTGAACACGGGAAAGAAGCCTATTCCTGGGGATCGGGTTTACGTCGAAAAGTACGCAGGCCGCGAGATCATGGGCGATGACGGCGTGAAGTATCGCCTCATGGATGACCGGTGCGTGGCTGGCATTTATCGCGGCGAAAACTCGCTGCTGAATGAATTCAACGGGCTGGATGGCGTTATGGAGGCGGCTGAAACTGAGGCCGCTCCCATGCCATCTGCCATTATTGGGGTGGCGCAATGAGCGAAGTTGGCGCGGAAATCGAAACCGAAGAGGGCGTAACGCCGGAACGCGATTGGGATGCCGAAGCCCGTGAAATGGGCTGGCACCCGCAGGACGAATATCGCGGCGATCCCGACAAGTGGGTTGACGCCAAGACCTTTGTGCTTCGCGGCGAGCAGCAGATGCCGATCATGCGGGAGAACAACCGCAAGCTCATGAGCCGTGTGCGCCGCGCGGATGATGAAAACGCCGATCTTCGCCAGCAGATGGCGGAAATGCGGGATTCGCTCAATACCCTTCGCAAGATGGCGGAACGTGCGGACGAGGCCGGATATCAGCGCGCGTTGGCCGAAGCGAAGGCCTTGCAGCGTGAGGCGGTCCGTAACGGCGATGAGGCTGCGTATGATAACGCAGAGCGCCAGATTGCCCAGATCGAGGAGCGCCGCGAAGAAGTTCGTGCCGAAGCTGCCCCTCCCAAGCCGGAGCCTGCCAAGGGCGTCAAGGGTTCGCCGGAATTTACGGCGTGGTTTGCAGAGAACAAGACATGGATTCAGGGCGATCAGACGCTTGCTAACGCCGCTATCCAGTTTGAGCGCGAGCTGCGCACGGCTGATGACCCGGACATGACGGAAGCCGACATTTGGGACAAGGTAACGGACATGGTTCAACAGAAATATCCTCGCCGCTTTGCGGCTGCTAACGGTTCTCCCCTACCGACCTCGCGTCCCTCGGAGTCGGCACCTCGGCGCGCTGCCTCAGTGCTTCCGCCCTCTGGCGGCGCGCCACTTTCTCCGAGAAAGGCTGCTGGGATCGACAGCATCCAGGACCCGGAAGAACGCAAGGTTGCGCGTACCGCGTTTAACAGCATCCGCAAATCCATCCCTGATTACACCGAAGCCGAATACATGACTATTTATGTGAACCCCAAGGCCGACAGCATCAGCTCGGCCATGCAGAGAAAGGCCAAGGCCAATGGCGCGACCCACTAACGCTGAACTTGAGCGCCGCCGTCTTGAGGCGGAAGCTGCGCAGCCGCCCGTTACGGCTGTTGACGTTCCCGCTGATGCGCCCGCTGTTGCTGAAGCGTCTGGCCTCGACCTGAACGATGATATTGCGCGGATCGCGGCGCTTCGTGCGCGAAATCCGTTCGGCGCGTTTGATCGCAAGCTTGACCTTGTTCCCATTCCGGGATACAAGTTGCATTGGTTCAATGACAAGCCGGGCCGCATTGAGAGAGCTCTGAGCGCAGGTTGGACCTATATTCTGGATGACGCTGGCAAGCCAAAGAGCCAGATTGTTGATTCAGGGGGCCTCAAGTCATACGCGATGAAAATCCCGGAACAGTTCTGGGAAGAAGATCAGCGTAGGGAGCAGGCCAAGGCGGCGAGTGCACTTGCTGCTGTCAAGAAAAAGCCCACGGGCCAGTCTCCGGGGCAGACAACTCAAGCCAGCGATGCGGGCGCGTTTTACACGCCCAACGCCTCAGGTGAGGCGGCGGTTATCAGCAGGTCAAGCACCCGTTGATATAGTCGCTTAGGGCCTACTGCCTAAGCCATTTCAAGCCACGCTGCGGTCATCGCAGTGCCAATCGTACTCAACCTGAGTCTTTGGAGGCTTGTGACATATGCGGCCATTAGATGCCACGTTAGGTCTGACGCAAGAGCGCCTTAAGGGGCTGCTCAGCTATGACCCTGACACTGGCGTCTTTATTTGGCTCGCGTCTAAGTCTCGCCGCGTAAAAAATGGAATGCGGGCTGACAGAATTAGCAAAAGCACAGGCTATCGAGTTCTCAAAATTGGGGACCGAGTATTTTTCTGCCATCGGCTTGCTTGGCTTTACATGACCGGCGTGTGGCCAGAAAACAGAATTGACCACATCAATTTAGACCGGGCTGATTGCCGCTGGAGCAATTTGCGCCCCGCCACGTCCGGGCAAAATGTGTGCAACCGAAGGGCAGCTAAAAACATAAAAAGCGGCCTTAAGGGGGCTTACCGCATCCATGGCACTGCATTCAGAAAGAAGCCTTGGAAATCTGTCATCAATCTTGGTGGCAAAATTAAACATCTTGGAACATTCACCACGCCAGAAGAAGCAAATGCTGCCTACGCCAAGGCTGCAAATGAGCACTTCGGCGCTTTCGCGAGGAGTGCATAAATGGCGAACCAAAACAGTCCGTTTGGGCTTAAGCCCGTCAACCTTGACGGCACGACTTGGAGCGGCCAGGGCCGTCTCATTTACATCCCGTCTTCGCAGGCGGTGAACATTTTCATTGGTGATCCGCTGGTTCCGCTGGGCACCACGGACGCTTATGGCGTCCCTGCGTTTGGCATTGCGTCTGCTGGCGCGACCAACCGCATCGCCGGTTCTTTCCTTGGCCAGACCAATGGCCCGGCTGCTGGCGGCAACGCTTCGTCCACTCTGCTTCAGAGCGCCACGCTGTACCATCCGGCCTCGACGGCTGGCTATGGCTTTCTGTGCGACGATCCCAGCGTTGCTTACGAAGTTCAGGAAGACAGCGACGGCGGCAACATCGCCATCACCACGGGCGGCTATGCGAACGGCAATCTGGTTGCTGGTTCGGGCTCGACTGTTACGGGCCTGTCTGGCTGGATGCTGGATTCGTCCACCGTCGCCACGGGTAACGCCACCTATCAGGTCAAGGTTCTTGGCCTGGTTCGCGGTCCTGACAATGCCATCGGCAATTATGCCCGTTGGCTGGTCCAGCTCAACCTGTCTGCGCTCGCGCAGAACACGGCTGGCTTCTAAGCGCAGCCTGAGAGGAGATTTAGAACATGGCTACCATCGGCGGCGTTATCACTACCGGCGCACACCCCAAAGCTCTTTGGCCCGGCATCAAGGCCTGGTTTGGTCGGCAGTATGCTGAACACGCGGAGCAGTATCCTGACTGCTTCGACGTTGTGACTAGCGACAAGGCGTATGAGGAGGAGGTTGAAATCTCCGGCTTCGGCGTCCTGCGCGAGAAGGATCAGGGCTCGGCCACGACCTTTGACAGCGAAGTTCAGGGCTCGATCAGCCGTTATACGCACATTGCGTATTCGAGCGGTTACATCGTGACTTACGAAGAACTGCGCGATGACCTGTACGAGGTTGTCTCCAAGCGGCGCGCTGCTGCGCTGGCGTTTGCGGGCCGCCAGACCGAGGAAATCGTTGCTGCCAGCGTGTACAATAACGCCTTCACTTCCGGCTACAACGGCGGTGACGGCACCACGCTGATCTCGACGGCCCATCCCAGCCTGACTGGCAACCAGTCCAACAAGCTGTCCCAGTCTGCCGATATTTCGGAACTGGCGATTGAAGACCTGGTTGTTCAGATCATGCAGGCGACGGACTATCGCGGCAACAAGATCAGCTTGATTCCGCAGTCGTTGATTATCTCCCCGGCGCAGATTTTCGACGCCAACCGCATCCTGCACTCGATCCTGCAGAACAACACGGCCAACAACGCGATCAACGTTATTCGCGCCATGGGCCTGTTCCCTAAGGGTATCGTTACGAACAACTATTTCACCTCCTCGGTGAACTGGTTCATTCGCACCGACGCTCCATACGGTATGCAGTTCATGTGGCGTGACAAGCCGATGTTCGACACGGACAACGAGTTTGACACGAAGAACGCCAAGGCGATGCTGTACATGCGCTTCTCGGCCTACTGGACCGACTGGCGCGGCCTGTACGGCGCACAGGGCGTCTAACGTTATGCCTAGTGTGAGCGGCAAGCAGGCAAAGTTCATGCGGGCTGTCGCTCACAGCCCTTCATTCGCGCGGAAGGTCAAGGTTTCGCAGAGTGTTGGGAAGGATTTCGTTGCGGCTGACAAGGCGAAAGCCAAGAAGCGCAAGCGGAGGAAGTGATGCAGAAGGGTTTTGACGGATCGTTTGGCATGAGCCCGCGCAAGGCGATCGCCAGCAACAAGATCAAGATGGAACCGCGCGAAACCTTCGGCGTCATCCAGAACATTTATGGCGACAAGAAAACCAAGGCTGATGGCCGCGAGGTTGAGAGGTCGCAGGCCATGTCCGACATGTCGGACAGTTTTGGCGTCAAGTCGCGTCGGTAACTGTGTCCCTGATTGGGTAAGCGGCGGTTTGAATCCTGCCGGGCACTAACTAGGAGTAACGGTGTGACCGACAATTGTGTCGCTCACGGGTGTGAACGGATCGCGGTGACAAAAGGCGTTTGCCTAATGCACTATAAGCGAATGCGTGATCATGGCCATTATGGTCCTCGCACCGCTGATCGCGGAACTCGTAAAAGCCATCCTCTTTATCAGCGTTGGCGCGCCTTCCAAAGGAAAGCTGGGCGAGAAGCATTTGGAGACTGGAACGATTTTTGGCGCTTTGTCGAAGATATTGGCCCGCGCCCAAGCCCTAATCATTGGCTACGCCGTAAAGATGCAGGCGCGCCCATTCCTGGCAACCTCCATTGGGCAGAAAAGACTGGGTTTGATTTTGGTACGCCGGACGGAAAGCGAGCTTATCTGGCTAACTTGCGGACAACCAATCCCCGTGCAGGGCGAGATTCCTATTTGCAGCAGGCTTATGGGATTACTATTGAACAATATGATGAGATGTTTCAGGCGCAAAATGGCGTCTGCGCCATTTGTGAAAATCCGGAGTGGATTATTAATAACAAAACCGGCGACGTTCGAGCTTTGAGCGTTGACCACGATCACGTGACCGGGCAAGTGCGCGGACTTCTTTGCACAAACTGCAACAAGATGATCGGGCATTCGCATGACAATCAAAGGATTTTGGCAAGGGGTATAGATTACCTTCGAGCTGCATCGAAATCTCTTAAGGAGTACATCTAAATGGGCATTACTGCATTTCCGAACGGGGTAAGTTCGTGGGGCGTTCCATGCTTCGGCGGCGTTGCTGGCGTGGCGATGACTGGCAATTACTGGTTTGTCGATCCGGTCAATGGCCTGGACGGCAATTCTGGCAACAGCCCCGACAATGCCCTCAAGACCCTGTACCGGGCCGTTCAGAAGGCCACGGACGGCAACAATGACGTTGTGGTCCTGATGGGCAACGGCCAGTCCAGCGGCACCGCTCGCCTTTCCAAGGCCCTTGCTCAGGGTGTGGACAGCACGGCGACCACCGGCACCCTGAACTGGAACAAGAACGCCCTTCACCTGATCGGCATTTGCTCCCCGACTGAGGTGGGCCAGCGCGCCCGTATTGCGCCTCCGACTGGCACCTATACGCAGGCTACGTTTGGTTCGGGTAATTTCATCGTGGTTTCCGGCTCTGGTTGCGTGTTCCAGAACATTGACGTGTTCAACGGGTTCTCGACGGGCGGCACCAACCAGATCGCCTGGACTGACACTGGCGGCCATAACGCTTATGTGAATGTGAACATTCAGGGCATTGCGGATGCTGCCTCTGGTGCGGATACCGGCGCGCGTTGTGTCAAGATCAGCGGCACTGGCGAAAC